TTTGCTAGTTTACCTACTGCTGATAGAGCAAAAATAATAGAGGATTTTTTACGATCATGATAAACAAAATTAAAAGTTTGGGCGGTATGATGGGTCTATCCTATCGGGTTTATTTTGTAGCGGGGGCTACAAACTAATGGCTAGAAAATCTGCATACGAGAGAATCGATTCTCATGAAAAGCTATGTAAGATTATGCAGAAACAAACTTTTACAGAAATTAGAGAGATAAAAGAAAGAATACTTAGATTAGAAAAAATGATATTGGGTGCAGCTGGTGCAATTATAATTGCATTACTAATTAACAATACATAAAAAATGGATCTTACTAGAAATTTCTCTCTTCAAGAGTTGATTAAATCAGACACTGCTATACGTAAAGGGATTAATAATAATCCTAATGGCGGTCAAATAGAAAAACTAAAAGCACTATGTGAAAATGTATTACAACCAATACGTGATCATTTTGGTAGAGTAAAAGTAACTTCAGGTTTTCGTAGTGAAGAACTTTGTATAGCTGTAGGTAGTTCGATTAAGTCACAGCATGCGAAAGCGGAGGCCGTTGATTTTGAATGTGTTGGAGTGGACAACGCTGAAGTTGCTGATTGGATATATAGGAACCTAGAGACAGATCAATTGATCCTTGAATTCTATACTCCTGGAGAACCTAATTCGGGATGGATACATGTAAGTTGGGTGCCTGAAGGTAGACGAGCACAATTTATGCATGCCTATAAATGGGAAGGTAAAACTAAATACAAACCCATACTTGGAAAAGCTAAAGACCTAATTTAGTTTTTTAAAACTTATATCCAATCTCTTAGTTCTTCTCCCAAAACTTCTGATGCGATATCAATTTTCTTACGCAAAGCTTTAACAATTTTTTCATCAACTGTTTTTTCTGAGATCAGATCAACATATGTTACAGATTTTTTCTGACCTATACGATGTGCTCTATCTTCTGACTGTAATCTTTTTTCAAGGTCGTACCCGTTAGAATAGTAAATTACAGTGTTTGCGGCTGTTAAAGTTATCCCATAGCCGCCCGTAGAGGGGGTTCCAATAAAAAACCGACACTCAGGGTCACCCTGAAAACGCTTGATATTAGGCTGTCTTTCATCTTGTGGAGTTAATCCATAATAATCAACAACAGACTCTTCACCGTATTTTTCAATGATAGTTTTTTTTATTTCTGACATATCTTTTTGATAGTTGGCCCATATGATTGCTTTACCTTCCACCTCTTCCAATACATTCATCAACTCATCGATTCTGTTACTCTTTACAATTTGAGTGCTACCATCATCTGCAGTGAAATGACCACAGGTGATTTGATGTAGTCTCATTAGTTGAGTTAGTACAGTGACTGTCGTTGTTTGTTTACCATTTAAAACAGCTAAAGCGGTGCTCTTCATTTCTTGGTAAAGCTTTGCTTGTTCTGGTGTTAGAACCACATTTCTTTTTACATAAATTTTATCAGGTAGATCTAAACAATCTTCTTTTAAAACTCTATATGAAAATTCTTTTAATTTATCAGACAGCTCACCTATATTTTTAAAGCAACTTACTATCTGTATAGAACGACCTCTAGCATGAATAGTTTTCATTTCAGCATATCTATTTCTAAAAGCATAAAAGGATTGAAAGTTTAATAACCATGGATCAAGGAACTCACATTGGCTGTATAAATCTAAGGGATTTTTAGTTACAGGAGAACCCGTCATAATTCGTTTGTATTTTGATGATTTAGATAGAACTAAAATATTTTTAGTTCTTTTTGCAGCAGAATTTTTTATAGTTGTAGACTCATCTATAGCCATCATAGTGTTATGAGTTCTTAGAAATGAAGCTGCAAATTCTGTACCTTTAGATGTACTTAATGCTTCTACATTCATAATTAAAATATGAAGTTTCGAATCACTTTTAAATAATTGATCTAAATTATTTTGTTGTTTTTTATTTATTAAGGGTTGCCACAATACGGACACATTTTCTATATGGTCAGGTAGGTGTGTGGGAATTTCTTGATTATACCAAGTACCAACAACACCTTTTGGTGCAATAATTAAAGCACCATCTACTTTACCTTTGTCATAAAGCATGGCTAAATTATCTATTAATACTTTTGTTTTACCAGTACCCATCTCCATAAAATAGGCATAGCTTTCTTTATTCCATGACTTTTCCAATGCAGTCATTTGATGTGCGTATGGTTTTGTTTTAAATTTATAATTCATAATATTTTTCTTCTTTCTGTATTGACTTCTATATAATCGATGTTATATCTTTTGTCAATGTCAGAAAGCATAAAATACGAAGAAATAAAAAACACAACTGATCCAACAGTGTATGTTGTCCAGGAGATTGCTGGAACACAAACAGGCAATCCGAAAATAAATATTATGGGCGCGTCTCACTATGGTAAGTTTAAATTTTTATTACCTGAGTTTTCTCAAATGATTTTTTCTCCAGGTCCTTTAATTTTTAAATTAAGGAAAGGTTTAAAAGATTTTAAGAAAAAAGATTTTTTATTGCTTACAGGAGACCCTGCAATAATAGGTGTTGCATGTTCGATTGTATCTGATATTACAAATGGTAAATACAATTTGTTGAAATGGGATAAGCAAGAAAGAAAATATTATTCTATTGAAATTAATCTATACGAGAAAGGAGAAATAGATGATTAACTTTGAACAAGACCAAACTAACGTTCTAGATAAAAGTGATAATATAAAATTACTATCTGATGAGGTTAGAAAAATGGATACTCTAACAAAAGAAATAGAGGACATTGAAAATAAACTAAAAGAAAAGAAAAAAGATTTAGATATTATATCTGGAGAGGTAGTTCCTACCATGATGTCTGAGATGGGTTTATCTCAGCTCAAGTTGATGGACGGCTCCATGATAGATGTCAAGCCATTCTATAATGCCACTATTACACAGGCAAATAAAGAAGCGGCTTTTAACTGGCTTCGAAAAAACGGCTTAGGGGATATCATTAAAAATGAAGTAGTGGTATCTTTTGGACGTGGAGAAGATAACAAGGCAGCAGAATATGCTGAACTTGCAAAAGGTCAGGGTCTTCAACCTGCGCAGAAATTAAAGGTTGAACCCATGACCCTAAAAGCGTTAGTCCGTGAACGTATAGAAAAAGGCGTAGAAATGCCAACGGAAATTTTCAGCATATTTGTTGGAAATAAAACAACAATCAAAAGGAAAAAATAAACATGACAAAAGAAGTAATAAAAAAAGAAGAGGGTGCATTGGCTACAAATATGTTTGAAGCTGACGCAAACGGTGGAGCACAAAACATAGAGCAAGAAGATCTTGCCTTACCATTTCTTAAAGTTTTAGGACAATTATCTCCTGAGATAAATAAGAAAAACGGTAGGTATGTTGAGGGTGCTGAACCTGGAATGATATTAAACTCAGTCACTAAAAAATTATATGATGGTGATAAAGGTATAGATGTAATTCCTTGTTCATATGAGAGAAAATATCTAGAGTGGAAACCTAGAGAACTCGGAGGAGGTCTTGTAGGAATGCATTCAATTGATGATCCTATTGTAAGAACAACCAAGAGAGATCAGATGAATAAAGATATATTACCTAATGGTAATTATCTGGAGAACACAGCAAGTCATTTTGTTGTAACTACAGGTGAAGACGCAGGCACTGGATTGATATCAATGACAAGGACTCAACTAAAAGTGAGTAGAACTTGGAACTCTATGATGATGTCAATTAAGTTACAAGGCAAGAACGGTTTGTTTACTCCGCCAACATTCAGCCATATTTATAATCTAAAGTCAGTTCAAATGACTAATGATAAAGGAACTTGGTTTGGTTGGGACGTAAATAAAATTGGTCCTGTTACAGATAACAATGTTTATTCTTTAGCTAAAGATTTTGCTGAAAAAATTGGCAAGGGTGAGATCGAAGTTAAACATGACAGTGATACTGTAGCAACAGAAAAGTCACCGTACTAAATAGAATCCTAGGTAGTGGGCGTTGAAGCTAGCGTGGATGCGCCCGCTTATTAGACAGATATATGGATAAATTTAAACAAATATTTTTTGGGTTAGATCGTGCACATGGTGTTACTTACGTAGACAAAAAAGGTGAGGACGGTCAAAAAATAAAAGGTAAATCATTTGTTCAAAGGAAAATGGTTACCGATGATATGTGGAAAGATCATCTAGATGGAAACGAACCAAGTCTAGGTATTATCCCAATCAATGATGACAACAAATGTAGATGGGGTTGTGTAGACATAGACTCTTATGCAGGGTTTGATCATAAAAAATTAATAGATAAAATTAAAAGTTTACAGTTACCTTTATTAGTATTTAGATCTAAGTCAGGGGGTGCACACGTATTTTGTTTTACAACAGTTCCAGTTGAAGCAAAACTAATGAGAGATAAATTAGTTTCTGTTAGTGCAGTATTAGGTTATGGTGGATCAGAAGTTTTTCCAAAACAAGTAGAATTAAAATCGAAAGATGATACAGGAAACTTTTTAAATTTACCATACTTTAATGGTGATAAAACAACAAGATATTGCTTTAATGGAGAGGGTGAAGCTGTTACACTAGAACGTTTTTATTTACTACACGATCTATATAAACTTACACCAGAACAACTAGAACAGTTAACTGTCAAAAGACCTGAATCAGAATTTAGTGATGGTCCTCCTTGTTTAGAATCAATAACACAATCAGATATTAAAGATGGTAGAGATAGAATTATTTATCAATACATTCAATACGTTAAAAGAAAATTTCCAGATGGTTGGCAGAATAAAATTAATGCTTTCAACTATAAGTATTTTGAAAAACATCCAGAAGGACCTTTAGATGATAGAACTATTCAGGGTAAAATAAAATTTAATGATGGGAAAGATTTAGGTTTTAAATGTAATGAAGATCCGATGTGTAATCACTGCGATAAAAATTTATGTCGAACTAGAAAATATGGAATTGGTGGTGATTCGGTTTTCCCAAGTCTAGATGATTTACAAAAGGTTGAACTAGATGAACCTTATTACTGGGTTAATGTAGATGGAGAAAGAGTTAAGTTAGACAACATTGATTATCTAATGGAACAAAGATTATTTAGAAGAACAGTTGCAAAACAAATAAATAAAAAACCACCACGAATCACGGTCAAAGAATTTGAGAAATACACAGATCAACTATTGCAAGGTGTTGAGATAATAAAAGCACCTACAGGATCCTCTATTGTAGATCAATTAAAAGAACACTTAGAAGAATTCTGTACAAATAGAACTGCAGCACAAACAACTAAGAAAGATATTTTAAATGGAAACGTTTACACTGAAGAAGGTAAACATAAATTTATATTTCATAAGTTTTATCATGGACATTTGCAAAGAAAAAAATGGCCTGAGAAACCACAAGTCACACAACAGATGTTAAAAGAATATTGTAAATGTAGTGATGACAGGATTATCATAGGTAAAAAGAGACCCACTATTATGGTGGTAGATGCTTTTGATAAAACAGAAAGCACTCATACACCTAAGAAACTGAAAGAAGAATCGCCTTACTAATGAAAACTATTGTACTAGGACCACCAGGAACAGGAAAAACTCATACACTTTTAGAGAAGGTAGATGAGTATTTAAAGACAACTAGTCCAGATAGAATTGGATACTTTGCTTTTACAAAGAAGGCTGCAAATGAAGCTAGGGATAGAGCAATGAAAAAATTTAATCTAGAGGAAGATGACCTTCCATATTTTAGAACTCTTCACTCACTGGCTTTTAAATCATTAGGAATTAAAAAAAATCAAGTGATGCAGAAAAGACATTATGAAGATTTAGGTAGAAGAGAACATTTATTTTTAGACTACAATGATTATGATGAGGAAGAGACTGGATTGTTTACAACTAAAAGTGACTATCTTAGAATAATTAATTTAGCTAAACTTAGAAACATAAGTATTGATGAGCAGTATAATTTAAAAGAACATAATCAAGATGTTGAGTACGAAACATTAATTCATTTATCTAATCGATTAGCTGATTATAAAAAAGAATATGGACTGATAGATTATAATGACATGATCTTAAAATTTATCAAAGCAGGGAAATCACCAAACTTTGATGCAGTCTTCATTGATGAAGCTCAGGATTTATCTTTAATGCAATGGGATATGGTAAAAAATATTACTGATAAAACAGTTGATTCTTATATTGCAGGAGATGATGATCAAGCAGTCTTTAGATGGGCGGGAGCAGATGTTGATTCATTCATTGCTCAAAAAGGAACTATCATACAACTAAAAGAATCTAGAAGAGTACCAAGAAAGATACATGAATTAGCTAACTCAATTATTGGAAGGGTTGATAATCGAATAGATAAGAGTTGGAACCCAAAACAACATGAGGGAAAACTATCTGCTTACGATAACTTTGAAGATATAGATATGTCAGAAGGTAAATGGTTGGTATTAACTAGAACAAGATCAATGTTAGATGCACTAGAAGAAACACTTAGAGAAAAAGGTTTTTACTATGACAATAGATTTAAGAAATTATATGAAAAAGATATTCAAATTGCTGCAACCAACTGGGAACATTTAATCAATGGTCAGATGTTAAACTTTAAACAAATAGAAGATATTTCAAAGTACATTAGCACTGAAAAATGGAACAAGAATAAACTTAAATCAATAGTGAAGAACGCTTTGTATAGCTATGATCAACTGCACAAGGATTATGGACTTGATACTAATGAAATTTGGTATGATGCTTTTGATCAAGCGGGAGAGAAAAGAATTAATTACATAAGACGTATGAAACGTAATGGAGAGATGTTGAACCAAGAACCACGGATAAAACTATCAACCATTCATAGTGCGAAAGGTGGAGAAGAAGACAACGTAGTTCTTCTAACTGATCTTACATACAACACTAAGAAATCATATGACAAGAATCAAGATGATGAAACAAGATTATTTTATGTGGGTGCAACTAGAACAAAGGAACATCTTCATATCATAAGACCTAAAGATGATAATAAATGTTACCCAATGGAGGAAATAATATGACCAATAAAGATATATTTAGTGACTCATTTCCACAAGATAAACAAATCGGTGGATCTCATTACAAAAAATTTAAGATTCAACCGTATGAATTTATTTCAAAGAATGACCTTTCTTTTTTTCAGGGAAACGTAATTAAATACGTTTGC